ATGTACAGGCGTTCTCATATGATTTTTGCGATGGGCTACCCTCTAGTGTCTTGGTCAAAAACACGCCACTTGTAGAACGCTTCTGGCAAAGCTTCTGCTTCAAATGCGTGTTCGATGACATCATTCAACAAGCGGCTCATGTTGCCGTCGTATTCGGCTCTTGCAATGTCTAATAGATATCGATGCGTAGTGTAACTTACTTTGGTTGTCAAGGTGTACTTCCTTGGGTTTTTGGTTGTGGGTAAAGACATTGCTATGGTGTTTGTGTTTCGTAGCTGATGTAGACGAGTGAATCGTAGTAGTCGTGCCAGGTCCACGTCACTGATCCATCGTACCATGACGCTCCTTCGCACTCTTCCTCATGTGACAGCTCTTGCACATCGCCTGGAATGGACCACGCCAGAAGTCGCCACCCATGCGTACTGGTGTGATGTGGTCCACCACTGTGGCTCCCATCTCGCATTTGACACACACGGGATGGTGTGCTAGATATGTCAGTCGGAACTTGCGCCATTGTCTGCTGTTATAGCGTGGGTCTTGTTGTCTTTGCCCGAACGCCACGGCTGTCTTCGTATGCCAGGGATTCCGTCTGTTCTTCTTCGATGATTTGAATGCCATGTCGTAGTACGTTGTATACACGCTTGGTGTCGTGGTATAGATCCACCTCTGTTGCTATCTCATTGCAGTGGTACAGTGCAGTGGCATGGTCACGCTTGAAGCGTTGGCCAATGGCAGTGTAGGTCATGTTAAGCTCTGTGCGCATAACGTACATCATGACTGCACGCAGCTGCACGTACTGGCGCCTTCGTGTGCGTCCGTATATCTCGCCAAAGTCTAGGTTCATGAGCTTGCAATATTGCTTGGCTCTTTGGTCTATTAGGTCAGGTGTAGTGGTTAGATGTTCGCGCATCATGCCTATGATTAGAATGTAGTGGTTGTTAGTTCCTTGGATTATATTTCTCAACCTTTCGCTCAAGTTCATTGTGCAAGGCGTTGAGTTCGCGCAATGTCCAGCGCTTTGTTTCCCTGCTCTGTAGGTGCATGCGTTGCGCTGTACCCTTGCCATAGCGTTTGTCTATCTCTCTTCCCATAAGCCATTGACGGCCCTGGTTGAAGATGTTGCAAGCCTTGCACTGTGGCAGCATGTTGTTGTATGCCCATCGTGTATTCATGTAACGCCTGGACATGAAGTGTCCGCATTGCATGTTCTTGTATGTGTCTCGTGTCTCGCATGTGGCGCATTGGATTAGTCCGTCCTCTTCAATGTTCTTGGCTCGTATGTACTGACTCATCAGACGGTCGATCCGTGCCTTCATCTGCACCAGTGGACTTTTTGTCCTCTTTCGTCGTTTGCGGCAAGTGGACCTTGCGCCAGTTTTCGACTTCTTCATAGGTTTCTAGGTTGGTAGGTAGTGGAATATACCTATCGAGCGTCTTACGTGGCGCTTTTATCTTGCCATCCGCCAACAACTCACGTGACAGCCTCGACCAGTCAACTGCAGCTGTCAAAGCTTCATCCTTGCGCAACTGGTGTTGTTTCTCTCTTTGCGGTACGGTTATCTCCATCTCGTACTTCCTGACGCACTCAATCAGCGTCATCGTGGTGAAGGTGCTGTACAGCTTGTATCTGCCTTGACGTATGTGCTTAAAGGCCATCAGTATCTCTTCAAGCTTAAGCGAAGGAAACACGTCTATGATGTCTTCAATGGCGTTTTGTAGATCTGTCTGGTCCTGGAAGGTTCGTGTAGCTCCAACCTGACGTACCAGGCGCTCCAACTCCGTGAGTAGCAGCATACGCACCTCTGGGCCTTGCGCCTTCAATGCTTTTTGTATTGGTAAGCCACTGTGGAATGCTGTTTCCACTGTGTGCTTTGCCATCACTTCGCGCGGCTCATTTATTAGCCCAGTTAAGTGCTTGTCTTGCGTCAAGGTTAGGCCGTTGTCCATTCTTGTGTTCTCTAATTGGGAAAAATCCTTGCCAGCCATATTCGATTGATTGATTAATGATTTGTTTTGCTTTGTTCCAGTCACCAGCAGACAACTGATTCAGTTTGTTGATGCCTTGCTGTTGCGCTCGATGTGAGTAAGAGCCTTTTTTGAAGTGTTGCCTTTCTTCCTTCCAGACCTTCCACGTTTGTGTGAAGTCATCCAGATCATTGAAGGGTACTGACAACACCTCCTGTGTTTTCTTTGTATTCTTCTTTGTATTCTTATTGTTCTTTATAGGTGGACATGGTGTCCACCCTTCCTGGCCATCATGTCTACCCTTCCTAGACATGGTGTCTAGGGTAGTGGACATGGTGTCCATAGACAAATTGTCTACCCTTGGCATTTGGCCAGTACTTCGCAGCACTCTTCTGACGCCTTTTTTGCCAATCTCGATGACTCCTAATTCTTCGAGGCGCTTGATGACACGCGACACGTTTCGGACGCTTATTCCAAGCTCCTCAGCGGCCTGTTGGTTCGTCTTGTAGTAGCTGCTGCCTTGATCCGTAAAAGAATCAATTTCAGCCCACAAGACACGCTCTACAGCAGTCAAGTGAGATTCAAGCCAAATCTCCCTGGGTATCCAGATGCCCTTAAAAGCTCGTTGCGTCATTGTAGTCGCGTTGCCAGAACATTTCTTGTGCCTCTACCATCTCGTGGATCGTCTGGTTGGCTTCTCGCTCGTTCCAATCGTCTTCGTCGTCAATCAGTGCCAGCATCTTGTAACGCTCCAGATAGTGTTCCACCTCTGTGTCAGTCCGTGCGATATTGTAGGCGCGAAAGATGCGTCTCTTCTCCGATACGGGTAGTTCCAGGAACTCGCAGATTTCGTCAATGGTCATCTTGTACTTCTTTAAGGAGCTTGTCTATTTGCTCGGCTATCTTGTCGTGTTCGTTCAACTCCACTTGCATGTCCAGCTCTTCAATGATGTGTCCAAGCGTACCCATGACGCTCATAACACTGTCATGATCTGCCGTGTGGCGCAAGTGTGTTACAAAGGCGTTTTTGATGAAGCCAAAGGCCACACGCACGTTGTTGATGTCGTCGTCTGTCATGTAGACGCCATAAACCTTGCGCTGTTTCATGCGAATGGGTCTCCACTGGTTAGCAATGCCTCAAGTTTGACATCAGCCAGGCGCGCTGTCTTGACTTCCTCTGACATGTTGCAAGGAATTGGCACCATGCTGTAAGACGTTTCCAAGCCTTCACCCTTGCGGCTAATCTTTAGGTCATAGTTCATTGGATGCCCAAAGTCCTCGTCTTTGCCTAGTGCGCTCAAAGTGTCTTGAAGTGTGCGTTGTGTAATCTCCCACACCTGGATGCGCTCCGCTTCGTAGTTCCACACGGTGACGGCAATGAATTTTCGCGGCTTGGTGTCCTGTTGGAAGTCAAGGTCTGGCGCTCTCTGGTCCAAAGACCATCGTGCTGGGCGCTTGTCTGTGGTCCATTGCACAAAGCCCAACAATGGCTCATTGCACAAGATGCGCACTCGGTTTTGCTTGCCTTTGACAGGTTTGAAGTAGGCGCCATCTGCGCCCGACGTGTTGAATTTTTCAGGAATGAAGCTCATCAATGATGCGTTTTGGGTTATCGAATAGGGCTTTGAGGGCAATGCGAACCACGCCAGCTGTACTGACTTGGAACAGGTGCGAGAACCGTTGAAGTTCTTGCAAATCGTCGTCAGTCATTCTGACGTTGATGCGGGCGGGATATTTTTCCATATAAGCATTCATATTGTTTGAGTTGGTGCGATCACAGTGAAGCCCATCTTTATGATTTGCTCCAGTCGTGCGTTGTATGTTTTGTCGTCACGGAACCACCAACGGGTCTTATCCTCGCGTGATCCACGTTGGAAGTCCTGGTACATTGTGAAGCCATTGTACTTCATGCGTTCGATGTCGAAGGATGCACCGTTGTCAGGTAGCACCTTATATGTGCCTTCGGCAAAGCTGTGGCCTTGCTTCCATTTCAGTTGGCCGTCATCTAGGTAATCGCTGGTCATGACTTGCGGAGCTTTTCCCACCTGTACATACGCACTGGTGCCGTTGGACGATTAATAATGTGCTCAATCCATTTGTTGTAGTCAGTGATGGGATTGGCAGGCATAGCGGTGTGGCTGATGCCGTTGGGCTTTGTGTTTGACATGTCACAAACGTACATTCTCGTGGTGCCATCTGTCGCCATTTGTCGTACAAGGTTATTCACAACCAAATGTTGACGCATCAAAAAAGGGTGGACCACGTTTGGCCACACCCTTCAAAACAAATCATTGTTGGATGACTATCCTTTAATCAAACTTGTCACCAAAGGTAGAACAGAAATGGCACACAATGCAACACCTGGCCAGCTAATGCCGTGGGCATATATGTCGTGGCATGCTGTGGCGGCTATGAGGCCACCTACTGTGCGCTTGGCTGACCACCTACGCAAATCACCTTTGTCTTTAAATGCGCTGGTGACGTCAAAGCGCTCAAGCACCTTGAGAAGGTCAATAGGTCCAGATAAGTTCTGGCGTCTTTCCGTCTTGCTCATGGCAGTTGTCTAGGTGGATGAAGGTAGAGCCAATGCCAATGCGTGTGAAGCCAGCTTCTAGGGCTGCACTGATAATGCAGTAGCGTTGGTGTGATGTCGTCGCGGCAATGTCCGCAGCTCTTCCAAGTAGGTGCGCACTGGTTGGGCTTGTCTTGTACCCTTGACGTTTTAGCTTGGCTTGGTGTGCCTCGGTGCGATAACCACTGGTGACGACAAAGGGAATGCCTGCTAGCGTCCGTGCCTCGTCAATCATATCCAGGAAGCTGTCACACATCAGATGGCCACTGCCTGGCTGATCAGGACTGTCAAACTCTTCGTAATTAAACCACCTCATTTCTTGCGCTCTTCCCTTGCTTGCATTGCACGTTCCACATTCCACCATATCAGTGTCACTCCTGCCACAACTGCAACGGCATCGTTGACCACATCCACCCACACCGCACCGACATACGACACGTTTAACATGTTCTGTACGTGTGCCTTTATCTGTGTCATAGTTCTTCCTCTTCAAACCAGCCGTTATCAATCATGTACTGCTCATCTCGTATGGTCACAGTGTCTGGCAGAATCAACCCAAATGGGAACATGCCCAATTGGTGGATGGCACTAGACAACTGGAATCGTTCGTCTGGGTCCAGCTCTGGGAACACACTTACGAGCTTCTCCAATGTACAGCTAGGATGTACTTTGATAATGTACGTGCTATCCACAACCAATGCAGCTTCGTTGGCATCGTCTGGGTGTGTAATCCAAGGAAACAAGTTGTTGTCTGCCTCGTCTTCTGACTGCTGAAACACAGGAAAGCTGATATTGTACAGCTCCCGTGTGATGACCTTGGCACGTTCTAGGCTGTTCAAGAAGCCCTCTGGGTTGATTAGTATGTATTCCATCAATAAGTACCGTAATGGCCATCAATAGCGTCTGACAACGCATTGCGATCGTGTGTGTTTGTTGCTTGCGACCATACGCAAAACTCCTGCAGCTTGCCGTTAAACTTGCCAGCACCACTATCTGGCCTGTGGCCCAAAGCAAAGGCACTTGTGGCATGGTTCACTGTGCTGTTCACATTTGTATCCGTCAGGTCAACGTCGTTGAGCACAGCCTTACTGTGGTTCTGTTTGAACTGGCCCACGCCAATGTATTGGGTATTCGTTGAGATGCCACCTGCTGCACTTTGCACTCTTGACAACGTGTTATTTTGAAAGCGTGCCATGAATCGCATGGTAGCGCTTGCCAGGCTCAGCAACCCAAAAACTTGGTTGCTTGTAGAGCCATCCCATTGCGCAGCCACATAACCTGCAGCAGATACGTTATCAAATTGGTAGACACCCGCAAACGTCAGAACGGCATTGCTTGACGGGTTGAGTGTCACGCTTGCTTTGTCCATGTAGTGCGAGGTTCCGTTAAAGTCAACAGCTGGATGGTTGTTGACTGTGACTACCTGACCGCTGGCTACAATTTGAGGTTGTGCGCTTGTGCTGTTTTGGATAAGGCTATTGCTGCCAGCTTGATCGTACCATGTTTGCACAAAGCCGTCACCACTTCCACAAAAAGACAACAGCGCTGCTGTATCTAAATCACCATCAGACGTAAATCCAACGCTCGCAGTCGCGTTGTCCGAAGACCTGCGCACAACAATTGGACCACCAATGTAGTCACTGCGCACCTTGCGCAAGCTGTAGGCAGCTGTCGCCTCTGTGTATGTGTCCAAGAGTAGTGCCGTGCTTACCTCGCTGTATGTGATTAGATAAGAAGCACGGCCACCTGTGTTTTTGGCTTCATATTCATGTATCAAATCAATTACACCAGCCAACGTGACACCTGCGTTGGGTTGTGCTGAACTGCCAATAGCACTCCAACCAGAATCGCTTGCACCAGTCCTAGCATTGCCATTGCGGTATATTCTGCGTTGGATATTTGTGCCAGCTGCTGGTGACTCGCCTTGGAAATCTGTAAACTCACCTTGGCCGTTGGTATTGTATATAATGTACTGCTCTTTGGTTTCTCCTGCGCCTATGACGCTGCTCCAATCTTGGCCAAAGAAAAACCTTGCTTCATTGTGATAAGTCTGTGAAATGCCGCCCAAGTTGCTGCCAACATTCCACACATTGGCGAGTGCATCGTTGTTGTTTGGCTTGGCGTAAGTCGTGACGGCACTAGTGTCTTTGCCTTCCTGCAGAGCTGTGATGTCCAACAAATTGCGGCCCACCCTAACCAAAACAACCTCATCAATGGCAGGAGTAAACACGCGCGTCATGGACAACATGCCGTAGCGCGAGCTAGTAACCACATCCTTAAAGCCCTGACCAAGTGAAAAATATTGATAATCACCATTGTTCACCAGTGATCCACGCTCTAAAACCTTGGACCTTTTGTGAAAGGCACATACTTCCTCCACCACGATTTGATTGATTGTACGTGGTGTGCTTTGCTCCTGGTTGACCCATCCACTTGATGCCACCCAATTAGTACCGTCGTACACCTCGATGCCTCCAAAGTATGTTTTGGCACCTCTGTCACCTATCAGCGTTTCACCTAGGTCTATCTCCGTCCTGCCTGTATCGGTGTGCGCTCGGTGTGTGAATTTGCTGACGGCTTGTACTTCTCCATTTGCCTTCCTGTAGGCTCCAACCTCTACAAAACGAACTGTTAAGCTGTTGCCATAGGTGTTGTCTACATTGTTTGCCGAATCGTAGGCAAGAAGCTTTGGCAACAATGTGAGGTCTGTGAATGGTCCATTGCTGCTCGGTAATGCTCGACTCAAACCAAATTCAAATTGCACCACGAAATCAAAGTTTTCGTTGGCGTCATGCAGATATCCTTGCTCTGTGTTGCTCCTATTGAGGTAGCTGTAAGTGCCAACATCTGATGACCAAGCTGCCACGTTTACACTGCCTGGTGTGTAGTTGACATTGTCCGTAAATGTACTTGGTCTGCCTTCTGGGTTGCTGTTCAATTGATGCGCTGCCAATTCGTTGAGCGTGGACAACACGTTGTTGTAATAGATTGTGTCGCCGTTGTCGTCGGTCAACGTGATAGAAAATGTTGGAATTAATCTCTTCAGCCTGTCGCCACCAGTGAAAGAATAGCTGTTTTCGTTTTGTATCCTTATGCTGCCTCTTATTACCAACTGGTCACCAGATTCGTAGGTATCATTGGAATCATAAAGCTGCGTGTTGGGTGCGACATTGGTCGCATAAATAACACCTTGATCACCTTGCGTGTTGCGAATCAATCGAACGTCACCAGCTGGAGGCAAGAAAGTCCGCGTCCAGTTGGCGCCTTTGATGTTTTTGTAGACAGGCGTGAACGGTGAATAGCTGCCGTTAAAATGGTAATCATCTTCATATGTAGTCAATGCAGATTCACTGCCATCCCATTTGTAATTGCGGCCTGAAATGGTGCCGTAGTCTGTGACGGCTGTCCAGAACCTCAAAAAACAATCCTGAATTGATACCGCAAGATTCAATGTAAGACAAATGCTTTCCAGCACATCGTATGCGCTGAAGTATTCGTTGACTCCGTCTTGCCCTTGCTTGTGGAATGTCCTGTGATGAACGCGCATGCGTTTTGGCGTACCACTGGACGTACTAGGTGGATAGCCGCTGTACAACTCATCGTCCACGCTGATGTTGCTTTCTGCTATTACTAAACGCGGTGCACCGCCATAAAGTGCGCCAATAGCTTGCGCCACATCGAACAAAAGGTGCTTGCTCTGCACGTTTTCAATGTGCTGTTTTATTGTCTGGTGGTCGGTGTAGGGATTGCCAGCGTTGTTGTACTTGACATCGCGCAACATGGCAAGGCCGTCAGTGCCAACAAAGGTTGCTTGCACGTTGTCGGCATCGTCTGCTATGCTAGTAGCTTCTGGAAGGATGACGTAGAAGGGTGAGGCTTGTCGTGAACTCGTTGTGATATTTGTGCGCACTTGCATGAAAAACAGGCCGTCTGCTCCAGTAGCCATGTCAGACAACACGCTTTCCAGCTCTGTTGGGTTTTCCCAAATAGTTGTCACCTCAAGCTTTTGCGTCCAGATGCCTGGCATCAACGCGGTTTGGCTTGGACCTTCATAGCTTTCTCTGAAGCCGTCAGGCCCTAGGTGGAATTCCCTGCCTAGGTCTGTGCCAGAGGTATGCTTGTACAGCACAACGTACCTTGTTTCGCCTCTTTGGTTTACTCCTTTGCCGTATGCGACTCTGTGGTAGCTCATGCGTAACGTTGTCTGTCGGTGGTGGTACGTGTGTTGCTCAAGTAGATGTCACTGCCGCTGATGCGTCCAAATACCTCTACTGCGTTGCTGCTCATCATGTCTTTTAATTTAGACAATGGCGCGATAACCTCGGGATCTATCCTTGCGTTTCGGTTGTCGCCGACGAGGGCGGTGGTGGGTCCGTAAGCCAATCCTCCATTGGCTAGGGCTGGCATGCCTGCAACTTCGGCACGTTGTTGTATGGCTCCCTGCAGTCCAGCGCCCAAAGCAATCAAAGCAATACCAGCAACAGTCGCCATAATTGGGTTCAAGGTTTTTAATGATTCCTTGATGCCTTTGATGGCAATGCCGTATCCAATGGCCAGCTTACCTAATTCCGTGGCAAGGTTTGCAAAGACGCTCAAAAGGCTATTGGCAAACTCTTCTGGCTTTGTTGTACCTATTGCCATTGATCCAATCATTTGGCCAACTGACATGGCGACTGCTTCAGCAGCTCTTTGGAATGATTGCTGTACAGCCTCTGCAAAATTGGCCATCTTTACATTCACTTGGTCGACCATCATGCCAACATTCCAGGTGCTTTGTTGCAGTTCTTTGTTCGCTTTAGTTTGGGCAATTGTCCTGGTCGTCAATTTAGCCATTGCCTCTGCACTAGTGTCTAGCTTTGTGGCTATGGATGCAACACCTTGATCCGTAGATGCAATGTTTTCGAGTCCTGTGTCTATCTCTACCAACATGTTGCGCATCTCAAGCAACTGGGCGTTTGCCTCTTCAAAGGCTTTGTTGGCTTCCTTTTGTTCCTTTATTGCCTTGCCTCCAAACTTCTCTGCAATCTTGTCTTTTGCCTCCTTTTCTAGCTTAAGCAAATCAACAAGCTTCTGTTGGTCCTCAATGGCTTTTTCTACATTGAGCTTTTGCTGTGCCAATGACAAATCTTGGTTGGCCTTTGCCAACTGTGTTACTGCTGTTACCTGCTCATTGGTTTTTTGATTCAACAAAATCAAACCAGAAACGACCAACGCAATGCCTGTTGCAACTATTGCAAATGGATTGGCCAGCATTGCAGCATTCAAAGCAATAAACGCTGTGCGCACTAGCGTAAAACTACTTACCAACTTTGGCAAGACAACCAACACTGGACCTATAGCCGCTGCGATGGCTGCAATTTGTAACGCCAGCTTTTTGCCTTCTGGCGATAGCGTTTGAACGCGCTTGGTAAATGTCGTTAGGTCATCAATTAAATCTTTCACCACAGGCAACAAGTCTTTGGCCAACTCTGCGCCAGCAAGTTTCAAGTTGTCTAGTGCCGTGCTGAACTTACCTGCTGCCGTTTCACTCAATCGCTCCATGGCGCCAGCTGCAAAGCCACCCTCTTTGCTAAAGCTTTTTAGTACATCGTTGAACTGCTCGACACTGACAGCGCCCGCACCTAGCTTGTCAGCTGGCAACCCTGTGGCCTCTGCTAGTTCTGCAAAGATTGGAATGCCACGCTCGGCCAATTGGTTTAGGCTCTCAAGCTCTACCTTGCCTTTGGCGTTGACCTTTGCAAAGATGGCAGCAATGTCGTTGATGCTTGATCCACTAGTCGCAGCAATGTCACCAAGGAATTGCAGCTGGTCGTTGACTTCACTGATGGCCGTGCCGCTTGCAATCAACTGCCGCGCTGCGTTGCCTACCTCTTCAAGTTGAAACGGTGTGGCAGCTGTGAACTCGTTGAGCTGCGCAACCATTTTAGACGCTTGTGCTGCGCCACCAGTCAAGCTAACAAATTGTGTTTCTAAAGTTTCCAGGTCTGCAGCACTCTTGACAGCAGCAGCACCAATGCCTAGCAATGGCAATGTAATGCTACGGGTCATGTCCTGACCCATTCGCGTAATGTTGCCAGTCATAGAGCGCATGTTGCGCTGCACCCTTCCGAGGCTCTTATTTAGATCGCGCGTATCCGCACCAATCCTAACTACGAGATCACCTAGTTTCGCCATCTTGTTCTGTTGCTAGTGCCATGAGCTGCGACCAGCCCTGACCTGTATTCTTTTTATTTGATTCTTCCCACGGGAAGGTTGCAAGGTCTTTGGGTTTGATGCTTGCTCCCTTCTTGGTGTGTACATTCAGCAACAACGCAGTTTGCCATCGGACGCGCTCCCAATTGGAACGGTCAAACTGTTCCTGGGATTTGCACCGACCACGCACTGCGTTGCCAAACTCACGAAATGTGAAGTTATAGAGGGAGTCAGGCGTAAGGCCCAAAAGCCCTAGGCCCAACTCCTCTATTTCGTCCCATTCAAGTGGATCTCCTGACTTGTCTTCGTCGTTTTTTTTTCTGGCGACATAGACTCTTCGATGACCTTCATCACGGCTGGCAAATCAGTCACATCCACAAGCCCTAGAAAGTCATCAATTTCCATTTTGAACTCCATGCCTTGCTTGCGGCATCCCTCCTGTACAAAGTAGAACAGAAGTTCAGGCATCATGGTCACGTCTTCGCTGTCAAGTGTTGCCACCTTGTTGCCTGTGGCACGTTCAAAGGAACGCCAGGCACGCATGTTGGCCTTGACGGGAAAGGTCTGGTTGTCTAGGGTAATGTTCATTTATCAGACGTGTGCTTGGAAGGTGATGGCGCTGACGCACTCAAGGGTGCAAGTGTAAGAAGCATTGTCTTCAGTACCTGCGCTCAACTCCAAAGAAGTGATGTAGGCTTCAAAGATAATTTCGTCATCTCCTGCAATCTCTTCTTCTGTAGTCCAGTTAATAGCAGCCACCTTTACATCTTGCTTTGTACCAGCCAAGAAAGCTGTCATCAACTCATTGTAGCCATTGGCTGCGTCCTGCGCATAAAAGGCAGTGAAGTTGACGGACAAAGATTTTAAGCCTGGAAGCAACGCGCGGTATCCGCCATTGTTTTTGCTTGTGGTGTCGCGTGTTTCTGTTGAAACGCTGACGCTCATATCTGTTACGTGGTCTGCAATGACGGGTGTTGAAGCGTCATTTGCAAACATGACCGTATAAGTTGAGCCATTGAAAATTCCTGTTGAGGCCATTTTATTCGTTGTTAGGGTTGTTTTTAATTCTATCTGCAATCAGCATGTTGATCAGCACGTCCAAGTACCCAAACACTTTGTTGTCGGATTCTGTTGGCGTGATGTTGACCACTAGCTTAATGAAGGCGAGCAGTCCTAGGACCAACTCACCAAGGTTGTCTGTAAACCAATCTGGTGTAATCATATCTATCGTGTTATTCTTACTGTGTAATCCTGGACGCTCACATACAAGCTGCGCTCTGCGCTAACCTCTGTGACTTCGTTGGTGTACTGGATGCTCTGCACTGTGACAGCGCCACCAGACACGCTTACGGTCTTGCTCTTTCGGTCTAATGCAGCACGTACTTTGTCTGCCAAGTCGTTTGCTGCGGAATATGTAGAGGCCACACTAAACAACTCCACTTGTGCTTCGTCGATTGGTGTGCCGTCTTTTGCGTCTGAAGGGCTGTTGGACACAACGCTGTAGACAATGTATGGCGCGTCAGCTCCCTCCACTGCAAGCTCTGGATAGATGCGGTTGGTGATGGCTGTGACATCGCTAGAGTCAAGCAACAGGGCGCGTATGGCTAGACCTACTTTCATTTCATGAAGCGTTCGTATTCCTTACGCAGCAAGCGCGTCTGGAGTTGCACCATTCGTTGTTGTGTTGCCTTCTGGCTGCGCTCAAAGACGCCTGTGTTCTGTGTGCGCTTCTTTATGCCAAAGCTGTCACCACCTTCGACAATGTGCGCGAACCAGCCATCTGCATACTTGCGTGTCTTACGCTTGCCAATGGTGTTGGTCTTTGGTCCAGCAAGTACCTTGATCCTGTCTTTCTGTGGTTGGAATACTCCAATGCTTCTGCGCAGCTGGCCACGCTTGACAAGTATATCTGTGCCGCTTTTGCGTTGCACGAAGATATCACGGTCAAAGTCTTTGATGTTAGCCTTGAGGCTAGCGTTGTAAACCTCACCCACGCGCTCATTGATGGTGACAAGGTTCGCAAAATCCTTCTCGCTCCAAAGTGCAAGTTTTTCCAACTTCTTGAGGGCCTGATCTAAACCTTTGACTGTTACTGTCTGCATCACTCTGAAACTACGCGTTCAGTAACTAGGTGAAGCTCATTCTTGCGGCCTACCTCTTGAATAGCCAGAATGTTATAGTACTCTGCGCCATACTTCACACGGTCGCTTGCTGCAACGGTGCGTGTGGTGGAGCTGCTACGAATGCGCCAGGTAACGCGGTTGATGCTGGTTTCCTGTTCCATCTGCACATTGCTGCTGGCGCTATTATTGTCCAAGGCAGCCCACACAGTAGTCAAGTCCGACCACGCGCCTGAAGGCTCGCCAAAGTCGTTGACAGCTGTGCCACGCTGTTGTAGCGTGATGCGACGATCTAAGAAACCGACATTCATTGCCTCATGTCAATTATGCGCTCGCTGCTCAAAAGGCTGCGCACGCTCATGGGCATCTCGGTTGCAATTGTTCCTGTGACAACGGCACGCCTGTTTTCGTACCAATGTGTCACAAGCAACTTGGTGGCCACCTGCACACTGGCGCTCGGTACTGCACCACAGAAACACAACACGGTAACTGGCGTTGCGTTGTAGTCCTCAAGGTCTGGCGTATCGTGGAAGCTAATCCGCGTAGTGTTGTCCGTGAGGGATTCAAAATAGTACTTGTCAGCTGCAAGGGTTTGCGTTGCTCCGCTTGTGTCCTTGTAAGAAACTGACTGCACTGCGGTCACTGGTCCAAAGGCAAGGGACGCATTGCGCCACCTTTGCAAATGAAAGACTGTTGCTCCACTAGCTGCAAAGTGACGGTTGCAGTAGTCTGAGATATGAGCAGACGCAGCATCGAGCAAGGACGTAATGGTGGTGTCCTCGTCGCTGTGATCTACGCGCAGAAATTCCTTCATATCTGCTAGAGATACAATGTCGGTTCCTGTGGCGTATGCTGGTTTGCTTATAATCATATCAGAGAAAAAAAAGGAAGCCCAGCCCTATTGCCAGGCTTCCAAGTTTTGGTCAATTAGCTAAACTCCTGGATGTTGGCCAAGGCTCCTGCCTGACGCACATCCGTGTCGTAGAACTTGTTCACGTGCAAAGCAATCTGCGCTGTTCCTGCGTTGCTGTATGGATCAACCAAAAGGTCGATACCACCAAAGAACGCGAGAATCATTCCCTGTGCAAAGTCACCAAAGATGAGGTTGCCAGGAAGCGTTGCAGAGTCTGCGAGGTTAGGTGTGAAGAAAGTTTGGAAACCGTCAATGCTATTGCCGTCCATCACTGCTTTGATAGAATCAACTGCAGTTTCACCCTTTAGGATGGCCATGGCAGATGGAGAACCAACAAAAGCACAGCGTGACAAGTCACCGCCTGCAGCCAAAACAGCCTTTTCCAGAGCTGTGATATCTGCATATCCAATGGCAGCGTCTTTGTCGCTTGTGTTAGCGGTGGCAGCCTTTGTGAAAACAGCCTTGTCAATATGCTCATTGATGCCAGCTGACAACTCACGTGCAATCAAAGCGTCAACAGATGGCCCGCCTTGCAACATCAATTGCTTGCTCCACAAAGTTCTGTTTGCAACCCGAATAGGATTTAGAGTCAAAGTGTCCATGTCAAGACCAGAGGCAGCGTCTGCAGAAACTTCTGTTTCTTCTGTGGCGCCAGCCTTGGCTGACACGCGTGGGAACTGCAAGTTTGCAGATGCGTTGTTGATTGTAGTAACTCCAACGCGCTCGGCCATGGTTGGTGTGCGAAGAGCGTCAATGGCTCCTGGCACTTCAGTAGCTACAAAGCCAGAACCCGCACCAGGTGAGACAGCGCTGAACTCATCAGCATCACCAATGCCGCGGTACAATGCGCTGCCTGGAATACCAATCTGGCCAGACATGTTCAGGCCGCGTGACTGCATCTCGCGTGACGCTTCCTGCGCCCACTCTGCCTCTGCACCTTCCAAAGCCTTGCCAAAGCTGGCGGCCTGTACAGCGCGGCTCAAAGAAAAGCTGCGGTTGATTTTGTTGATTTCCTTGACCTCGGTGACAGTCGTGCCGCCCATCTGGGCTTGACGTGCGATCATGTCTTCGTGGGCTTGGCGACGCTCAATCTTGGCGTCTAGACGCTCCACCTCGCGCTTGGCAAGGTCAGCCTCTTCTTGTTCGTTGTTGGACCAGTCGCGGTTCTCTGTGTCAGCGACGTTGACCAACTCTTCAAAGCGATCAGCGTGCTTGGCACGTGTCGCCTTCATCTCGTTGAGATTCATGGTTGTTGTTTTAGAAATAGTTTCACTCTTTGTATCTGTGTCGGCCTCCGCTACTGCGATGGCTTCGTCAAGTTCAAGCTGTTGTTCACGCGCTTGTACCGTGGCGGCTGCGTATGCTGGGTATGTCACGGGTGACACATCCAACAACTGCCGCACCTTGTCAACGCTCCTTACCGTGCGCTCCTCGTTCCAGCTCTGGTCTTTAATGGTAAAGGCAAACGATGACTGTGAGATATCGCCACGCTTGACGCTTTCGTAAAAATCTTTGGCATAGGACTGGTTGCCTAGCTTGACGCGGTACTTTAAACCACGCTCGTCTGTTGACAGCTCTAGTGTGCCGTTCTCGGTACGTCCGAGAATCAAATTCGGGTCATGGTTGATAAGCGCCCGCACGTCGTTGGTCATAACGTCGTCAAAGGCACCTGGCTTAATTACCTCACGGAAATGTCCAAGGTCTGTCTCGCTGTTAAATACAGCGGCATACCCTTCCAATACCATGTCGTCGCCGTCAGCGTCGCGCACCTCAATGGTGCCCATCGTCCGCTTCTCGGCTTCTTTATGCTGGTTGTTGTCCTCCATCACTACTTACTTTGTCGCTGTACTCGCCTAGGCGGTCCAACGCGATTTGGTTGATTTGTACTGTGTGGGTGTCGCCACCTTCCACGGGATTCAGGTTCTCTTTGCTCCTGACCTCGTTGATTGACACCACGCCACTAGTCAGCATTTGCTGATAGAAGTTTGTCCGTGCAGCTAGATCGCCACGGTACAAGTCGTCCATGCTGAACTTGCTGTAAACCTCTGGGCGCTCAAATGACTGAATAAGCTTGCGGTCAATCTCCTGCTCAATGCGCTTGGCCCATGGTGCAATAGTGTGGCGGGCAAACTGCAAGTTTTGTTGCTCTACGTTGTTGAACGTCGTTTGGCTCGGTAGCTGTACAAGCGACGTCGGTACGCTGTATATCCTGCATACTTCCTCCGCTTGAAACTTACGCGTCTCAATGAACTGCGCTTCATCTGGTGTGATTGTGATGCGCTGGTACTTAAAGCCAAAGGGCAACAGCTTGGTGCCAGCGTTCATTGCGCTTTGATTCCAGCTGTTTTGAATGACGTCCATCTGTTCCTTGCGCAACGGCTGATCACTGGCCAGCACTCCTGTCATCTGTCCCTTTTGGCCGAAGTATTCGCTTCCAAAGTCCTGGGCTGCCTTTGCTAGTCCAAGGTTCTCACGGTGCAAACGAATGGGCGACATGCGTCCCATCGCGCTAATCTCTAGCATGTTGGCCTGAGTCACTGCGCCATAATCCTTAATCACAAACACGCGCTCTCCATCTACCTCGCGCACATCAACGTCGTAGTAAGACACTGGCACCAGGCGCTCTGCATAACCTCGCACGCTGCGCTCGATAATGGCATAACCGCACCCGTACATTAGAGCTGATGTCATCAGCGACTCCCAAAAATCGTAGGCGTTCTGCGATTCGTTTGGTGTGCTGGTGATCAGGCTATATGCTGGGTGCTGGTTTGCTACCTCCACGTTTCTGCCATCACGCACGTAAATCTCTAGACCTAGGCTACTAATTGTGCTTGCAATCTTGTTAACGCAAGCATAGACAGCAGAGATAGCCAGGGCGCTTTGCTCCGTGACATTGACTCCACTGCGCACAATTGGGTTAATGCCCAACTCTGCTTCAAGCGTTTGGGAATTGTACTTCCCTACGCGATATCTAAAAACGGACTTGAGGCGGTCTGCAAGTGTAGCCATGACCGTCAAGTATACGATGCTCCGACCTATAAGTTAAAGATTTCCAGCATGATGTCATCATCATTTAATTGACAATGGTAGTACTCATTCATGGCAATGATTGACGCAATGACGCCATCAACCTTCTTGTTTTCGTGCCTCTCTTTGACAACGCGCTTGTTTTCGTTCACGTCAGTGTAACAGACCGAACAACCTACTTGCCAGCGCAGACATCTGTTGCCATCGTGTTTGATGTTGTTGCGCATTACCTGCATTTCAAATTCTTTGGTTGGTCCATTCATCGTGGTAATGTTCTGGGCCATTGGTGACATCTCTACTCCGTCTGCCTCAAGCTTTGGCACTAGGTAGGCGCTGAAGCGTGGATCATAGCCAATGGACTTGACCTTGTATTTCTCGCACTGCTTTTTGATGTACTGATATACGATGTCGTAGTCCGTCACGTTGCCTGGTGTGATTGTGATGTCACCTTCACGCTGGAAGGCCAAGTAGTCAACGCCCGCGCTTAATTTCTTCGAGTGCGCTTTCTCCGAATTGACAAACTGATGCACCAACAGATAAAAGCAATCAGCGATATTGTCACGGAAAAGTAACGCGAAGGCGGTAAGGTCTTGAGTACTTGCCAAGTCCAGGCCAGCATAACAGTCCATGTCTGGAAGTAGGTCATAGGGTATCTGTGTTTGGCCTTGCATCCAGATGTCATCTGGTATCCAGGCGGTTTCACTGCTTGTCCAAATGTTTAGATGTAAGCGCAGGAAGCTGTTGACCATCGTAGGGTTGGCCTTTGCATTTTGCACGGCTTGCTCAAAATAGCTCTTGTGGCAAATGCTGCCATATCCTGGGTTGGCCTTCTTCCAAGTTTCTTCGTCGGTCCAGTCGTCCTCAATGTCTGCAGCGTAAAGCACAGGCAGAAAGGTGTCGTCTTTAATGGCACCATCCCTGACTTTCTCCGCGTACTCGTGCATTTCGTAGCAGATAGAAGCTCGGTCGTGGCCCGCTGTAGTCAATGCCATAACAAGCGGTTGCCGCCTTGATCCCGTCGAAGTCGTCAATACGTCCCAAAGATCACGTGACGGCTGGGTATGTAATTCGTCGAAAATCACAGCATGACAGTTGAGGCCATGCTTGGTGTATGCCTCTGCGCTGATGCTCTTGTACCAGCTGCTCTTGTATTCGATTTGATTGCGTAGCACCTTGGCCCTACGACGTAGGTGCTGGTTGTTTGCAATCATTTCCTGTGCAATGTTGAATACGATGTTTGCCTGTCCTCTGTCTCCTGCTGCACTAATGACTTCCGCGCCAGGCTCGCCATCAGCAAACAACATGTATAGAGCAATAGCAGCCGACAAATTACTCTTGCCATTCTTACGCGGGATCTCCACGTAACAAGTCCTGTATCGACGCAAACCGTGCTTATTCTTCCATCCAAATAGTGGTCGAATGATGTCATCCTTCTGCCAGTCCTCCAACAAAAACGGTTTCCCTCCCAACTCGCCTTTGACATGCGTGCAGAATTTCTCGATGAAGTCAACAGCGCGATCGGCTGCAGCTTCGTCAAATATGTAGTTCGTATTGCTCAATAGCCTTAAATATTTGCAAGGCCACTTGTGGCACGATTGCGTTGCCGTATGCCTTTATGCTTTCTCTTCGCCACTTTGGAATGGTAAGGCCGTCCAGTTCTTTGGGAAGCCCATCATTTCCTCCACAAACAGCGGTGACAGTTGGGAAGGTTTGCCAGCTTTGACACTGACTAAATGTTTCAATTCGTCGGTCCTTGGTTGGCCGTTTTTGCGTGGTTTGTCTGTTCCGCCTTTGGAACTCATGGCCGTCGGTGTCGGGAGCATTCCCACCACTTGCGTAGCGAGGTTCGGGACGGTCGTTCCGTTGTCGTATTTCTCCATCCTTGCCTTGAACTTCTCTTGGTCCATGACTTCCTCCCTTGTCGTGGGCGTAAGCAACAAACCAAACTCGGTCCCTTCGGTGGGGCGCACCGACGGCACAAGCTGGAAGTACAAACGGTGAGACTTCGTACCCTTCAGCTTCCAGGTCAGCTTGCACCTCGTCGAAGACCATCCCTCCATTCCAACCAATAAGGCCGCGAACGTTCTCGCCCACGACCCAACGCGGCTGAACTTCCCGTATGACTCGACACATTTCGGGCCACAGGTGGCGTTCGTCTTCCTTTCCCATTCGCTTTCCTGCGAGTGAGTAGGGTTGGCATGGGAATCCTCCTGTAAGGATATCAACTCGTCTAAGGTGAGTTGTTGCGTCGAGTTCTTTGATGTCTCCATATTGTATGGCGTTTGGAAAGTGATGTTTGAGGACTTGCCGTGGGAACTCTTCCCACTCGCAGTTGAAAACGTTTTCCCAGCCCATCCATTCTGCAGCAAGGTCAAAGCCACCAATGCCCGAAAAAAGGGAAGCGTGTTTCACGAAAAGTACTCTGCTGTCTCATCTACAGGAGCCTTGCCCTCGCCAATCCAATTCTCAAGTCGTGTGATGATTATCTGTTTTCTGTGGCGTGCCTCCTTTAACTGTTGCCACTCTGGTCTCATGCGGTTCATCTGGTCGCCACTCTTGGTGGTCATTGTGTAGCATGTGCCATAGGTGTTGCAGTACCCTTGCAAGTCTTCTTCTTCTACTAGCACACAGGCCAACGTCCTAATCAATTCGGACTGTCCTGGTGTTAAGTCGGTGCGCTCTTGGTACTCGGCCATCAGCCGTGCAAGCGTTTCAATCTGTTTGTCTTTGATGCTCATTTTCCCAATTGGTTTTTTGTGCCCGCACTCCGCGCGAGAG